TGAGATTGTCTCTACCATATTACATGAACAGGTACACAATCGACAATTTGAAAAAAGATTAGAAATACTTCATGAATATGAATGTGAATTTCATAGACATGATGTGAATAAATCGGAAGACCAAAATTATTATGGAAATCCAGACGAGATAGAAGCGTATGCAAATGATATAATTCTAGAATTGTCAAAAGCTGGAAAAGTTGAAGAAGGTTTAAGAAGGCCGAAGAAAATTGGAATAAATCACTCCAATTATCTTTATACATATTATAAAGCGTTTAAAACATTTCGTCATCCTGATATGAAGCGTTTACTTAAAGAATGTTATAAAATTAAAGACAAAGTGAAATGGGAAACCTAAACAAAGAAGAAGCACTACACTGCGCCAAAGTATTTGAAGACTATTTCGGTAATTTTCACCGAATAGATGAATACATGCGTGACCAAAAGTTAAACTCTTTATCAGAGTTACCATCTAATCCATTATTCCCTATTGAAGAAGATTTGTTTTCTGACTTCTCTATGCATCCAAGAGATATGGATTTAGAAGTATTAGAAATCAATCCAGAAACATGGGAGATGTTATTAAGTATCACATCATCTCATATCAATATTGCCCCTGTTGGTAAGAATGTCCGTTTGGCTGTCAGAGAAAAGAATACAGGTAAGTATGTTGGTTTTATTAGACTTGGTTCTCCAGTAATCAATTGTAAACCAAGAAATGATATGCTTGGCCAAGTTTTTACACAACAACCAGAATGGTCTAAACGATTTAATGATTCTACTATGATGGGTTTTGTTATTGTTCCATCTCAACCATTCGGTTTCAATTATCTTGGTGGTAAACTATTGGCAGCCATCTGTTGTTCACACACAGTTAGAGAAATAGTTAATAAGAAATATGGTACGAATCTATGCCTATTTGAAACCACAAGTCTATTTGGTTCATCTAAACAATCATCACAATATGATGGCATGAAACCATATATTAGATACAAAGGCCTGACAGATAGTGACTTTTTACCTATGATGCATGGTAAACCTTATGAAGATTTGAAAAATTATGTTGAAGAACGTGTTGGTCAAATTGTTGATGAAGATATATCTAGCCGTAAACTTAAAATCTCTATGAAAATTATATCGATGATTAAATCTACACTTAAAGGTGAACCAGAGCTTGAGAAGTTTAATCAAGTCATTGAAAACGCAAAGAATTTAACTGAACAGAAACGATATTATGTTTCAACTTATGGATTTAAAAATGCCGTTGATTATGTAAACTGTAAAACTGATAAGTTAATTAAAGATGAGAACTATGATAAGTTTGAGTTAGAGAACATCATAGAATGGTGGAAAGATAAAGCATCAAAACGTTATGATACATTATATGAAGAAGGAAGATTGAGAACTGAACTTGAAGTTTGGACATCAGGTAAACACATAGATATCATGAGATAAATAGAGAACTATGGCATACGACTTTATACCAACAACTTCAAAAGAAATAGAAAAGAAAACTCAGATTGGCACAGCACGACCTGAGTTTGTTAAACTATTTAATTACATCACAAAAACTTATAAAGTAGAAGAACCATTAGCTATTGATCCATCTAATAAGAAAGAAGTTAAACTTACAAGAAAATTAGCTGGAGAAATTGATCTAGTTAAATTAAAGAAAACATTAGGTTTGTCTTGCAAGGTTGTATTTGGAGATGGTTCAAGAGGTGGCCGAGGAACAAAAAATCTAGGTAACATATTTGAAACCAAATTATATAATGACATTGTGAAATGGGTTGATGGTGAAAAAATATTAGACAATGCAAATAAAAAATTAATACATGAATTGGCTGAAGAATATAATTTAAATTCTAAAAAGAATATTAAAATTATACCAATGGGTCATTTAGATCAAAAGAGACCATTAAAATTTATTGGCGGTAAAATATATGTTGGATCAACAGATTTCGATATAGGTAAAACTATTACAGATATTTCACTTGATGCCGATGGTGATCACATTCACTTATCATTAAAATATGGTGGAACTGTGACCTTTTTTAATGCAGGTGTTGGTAAAACATTAATGAAAACTGAAATGGAAAAAGGTGCAGTTACAAATAAAGATGGATTAGCCATATTGAATATGTTTAATATAAACAATGAAAAATTTTGTGAAATATTTAACAGTTATGGTGATAAAACTAAAATGGAAAAGTTTTCAGAAGATACTTTTAATCATATAGATAAAGATGCATTACAAGATTTAATTAAAAGTGGTGTTGGATATGGATATCATTTAATACATAAAGTTTCTTCTGGTATTCATCACTATAAAATGTCGAAAAAGAATTTAGACAAATATACCGAACCACTTAGCTGCAAAGTGTATTATGGAGGTTTGAAACCTGGACCTATAGCTAAACGTGTTGATATGGTTGTCGAAACACCTATGTTTATTTTAAAATTTAATATTAGAAACAAAAATGCCGGCATATACCCAACGCACTTTATGGCCGACTATTCGATGAAGGAATAATATGCCATTAGATTATAACGTTCAAAATATATTACAACAATATAATGATTTTACAGATGATTTTGGATTCTCTGCTGTATCTGAAGAAGAATACAATTCAGTTATTAACAAAACGGCAGCAACTGCTGATGATTATAAAGCAAGATTAGATGAAGTTGAAAAACTTATTATTCCATTTTTGAGTAAACTATATAATACAGCAGATAAAGAATATATCTATTGGCCAAATAGAAAACAATTAATAGAAAGTCAAATCAATAAAATTTTAAAATTAACTCGTGGTTAGGAGATTATTATGGCTCGTGATTTTAGTCAAGTGTATGTTTCAGGTGCAGGTATTCCGGAATACATCAATCGTTTAGGTGAAGGTACAATCGGTCTTGAATTAGGCGTTTGGACTGGTGAAAACTTTGCTTACATTCTACAAAAATGTCCAGGTATTAAAACATTACATGGCATTGATCAGTATAAACCATATCAAGATTGGAATCGAATGATTACACAAGATATCATCGATGATGCCAAACGTCAAGCATTTCAAAATATGGAAGATTCAGGTCATAAAGATAAAGTTATATTTCATGAAGTATCAGCAAAAGAAGGCCTTGATCTTATTCCTGACGGATCATTAGATTGGATTTTTGTAGATGGTGATCACTCATATGAACATGCAAAACACGATATCTCAGCATACTATTCTAAAGTTCGTTCTGGTGGTTTATTCTCTGGTCATGATTTTAGTTTACCTGGTGTTACTAGGGCTGTAAAAGAATTTAGAGAAGAAAACAATATCAAAGAACAGATTATGTTCACTAACAACGATGTGTGGTTATGGTATAAAGATTAATGAGTCACATTTTTATTATTACTTCGTGTTTGAATGCTAAAGTTGGTATGATAGATCATGAGACTAGATATAATCAAACATTAAATACAATAAAATCAATAAGAGATAGAGTTGAAGATTCTATCATCGTATTTGTTGACTCATCTCCTACACCCGTATCTGACGATAAATTAGAAACAATAAAACATCAATGTGATTATTTTGTCTATCTATTCAATCATTCTAGAGCTTTAGAAATGGGAGAACATGGACTTAAAACTCCAGGTGAAGCTTATAATATGATTGTGGCTTTTGATATTATTAGAAGTAATGGTATACAAAATGTTAAACGCATATTTAAGATAACCGGTAGAGCTGAATTGACTGATGACTTTGATATAAATTATTATAATAGTGATGAAGTTAATGGTAAATATGTGTTCAAAAAAAGAAATCAATCTTGGATGGCTAGATCATTAGAATTGGTTGATACCAGATTGTGGTCATTTGATTATAATATGTTGGAAGAGGTTGCCAATGTAATGGTTTCAGTGTATAATGATTACTTCAATACCGGATGGGATATGGAACATTTGGTATTTAAAATAATTAATAAAGATAAACTTATTGAGAAAGATATTCTTGGATTAAAATGCCAAGTGTCATCTGACGGAAGAATACAATATGACTAAACCATTGGTAACAATAATCACAGCTACAACTGGCACAGAATATCTTGAAGATAATATTAGAAGTGTTCTTAATCAAACCTACGAAAATATACAACATCTAATAGTCATCGATGGTAAACACCCACACGCAAATGTTATAATTTCAAATTATGGACAACATAAGGGTAATAAAATAGATGTGATCGAATTGCCTTATGCGACGGGAATAGAACAGTATAACGGCCATAGAATTTATGGTGGATGTACCTATTTTGCCAAAGGTGAATATATCATATATCTTGATGAAGATAATTGGATGGAACCAAACCATGTAGAATCAATGGTTGAAGTTATACAACAAGGAAATACTTGGGCATTTTCATTAAGAAAAATTACTGATATGGACGGCAACTATATATGTAATGATGATTGTGAATCGCTAGGTAAGTGGGAGTCAGTAATCAATGACTTCTTTGTCGATGTAAATTGTTACATGTTACCTAGACACATAGCTTTACAATTTTCACCTGGTTGGTATAGACGTGCAAGACATCCAGCAGAACAACCTGAAGTGGATAGACTATTGAGTTGGTATTTACGTGAAAATAATTTTACATGTAACACTAATGGTGAATATACAATCAACTATCGAGCAGGTAATAGAGCAGATTCAGTTCAAGCTAAATTCTTTATAGATGGTAATGAATTGATGAAACAAAAATATAATGGAGAATTCCCATGGCGCAAAAAGACCTCGTAATAGGTGTTTTTTCAAATTATACATATGACTTCGTAAAACCTTGGATTAAATCAATCAAAGAAACGGGATTTGAAGGTGAT